AGTATACCATAACTTCAGGAGATAAATTGGCTAATCCGATAATCTTCTCTTTATCTATAATGTATTCTATGTCGTTAGTAAAACTAATCCATCTTTGTAAGCCTGTATGTTCTACTATATCATCGCCATTATTTCGATACTTAGTTTTTAATACTTGCATCGGACATTCTACAATCACACTATTATCATCTTCACCTAAAATTTTACAGATAAGATCATCTCCATTCGTCAGCTTTAAAACTTTGTAATTAGTGTCCATCATACTATTTATTCTTATCCAATTTGACTGGAACAATGTCATAATCAAACGACTGACTGCTGTATATTCTAATTCTTTCTTGTAAATGTTTTAATGTATAGTTATCTTTATTATTATATCTTAAATCATCGGCTATGTCAAAGAGTTCCAAATGATCTTTATCTTCAGACATTCTTAAACCACGACCTAAACTTTGCAATATCTTTACTTGACTTTTATATGGTGATGCAAAGATAATGGCGTGTATCTTCTTAATGTTTACACCGGTAGAGAATGTTCCATAAGATGCGACAATTACTGCATTATCATCATTCTCTACCAAATGTCTTACCTTTTCTCTATCATCTGTGGGTGTTGCACCATAGATAAGATGAACTGTTCTTTTTTCTCCACAATGGTCAACAATCATATTACATAAAGGTACCAGTTGTTTCTCAATGTACTGAGCCAAAACAAGTATGTTACCTTCTGTAGCACACACCAAACTGCGAATAAACTGATTACGTTTCATGTTCGTAGATAGAAACTCCATCTCTTGCTGATAGGTCTTATCTTTCATCAATCTTCTATCAAACTTATTATGTTCTAGTACCAATACTCGAATATGCAAAGGTGATAGTTGTTTCTTTTCTATCAGTTCGGAAGTGGTGGTAACTTGTTCATGTACAGAAAACAATCCTTCTAGTACAAGACGATGAACATCTGTGCCATCAAGTGTGCCTGTAAGACCAACACGATATTTGCAATTATGCAACTTGGTCATAATACTCGTAATAGATTTAGCTTTTGCTAGATGGGCCTCATCAACAATAACACAGCCAAACTGTTCAAAATATCTTTTGTCTAGTTTATAGATTGATTGCCATGTGGAGATAACAACTTCTTTTTTTGTATACTTCTCTTTACCCGCATACAGTTTATGGCAGTGTTCGTCAGGAAACCATTTATAGTCGGCGAAGTCATTATACATCTGTTCGACTAGACCTGTGGTAGGAACAATAATTAAAACTTTCTTATCATAAAGTTTTTGAACGTAATATCTAACAAGAGCATAAATTATAAAAGATTTTCCACTACCTGTAGGAGAAAGTATAAGACCACGATGGTTAGTAATGATATTATGAACTGCATCGATTTGATAATCGCGGGCCCGCATTTTACCTTTTTCTAAGGATCTTACAAACTTTTCTGTAATAGATTTTATTAAAGTTCTTTCTTCAAAGTCGTCTGAAAGTTGATATTCATATTCGTTTTCTTTGAGAAATTTTTCGACATACGGTAATAGTCCATAATAGATTTTACCATTACCAGGAGAAAATAACCTGATTCTACCGTCCCACATTTTGTTTCTAACAGACGGCATAAACTTCGCGTTAGGAACGTCGAAGCAAAAGAATTCCGACAATTCCCGAGCAATGTCTGGATCGCATTTAACACGAATATATGCTTCATTGAATTTTTCAATAAAAGTGGACACAATCAATCACCATGAAGAAACTTTTTCCATTCTATAGTATTTCTTATTGTCCAGTTTCGATTATTAATCTCCTTCAGTATTCTTTCTAGATATTCTACTATTTGTTTTGTATATGCAATTTTTTGGCTAAGTTGTTGCAACTCGCCATCTGAATCTAAATAAATGCCAACATCAGCCTTCAAAACTTTTAGATCAAAAGGTTTGTCTCTGTAAATTTCTGGATTAGCTTTACCAGTATAATACTCCCACTTCATACGATACATTACTTTATAGTCATCATTCAATTTCTTATACTGCAAAGATTGTTGAGTAAAATACTTTAAATACTTGTTGTGTATTTGCGGTGTGCGAATAGACTCTAGGTCTAATTCCGTATCATCTATTTTTAAATCACGTTCTACTTCTACATAAAGTTCTTCAATGTTCATAATATATCCATAATGTAAAGGTGAAGCAGTCAGAGGTTGTCAACCTTTAACTTAAATATGCTTCCACGAATAGTGAGAAGATCCCTAACCTATTTTTATGAAAACTTAACTGCTTCTAATTCTATTTATCTTTAAGATTTAGATGGTGTTACATCAAACCAACTAAAAGCAAAAGAAACTTCGCAAGTTGCATATACAATATCAGTTTCTTGTTGACTATATTCAATGTTGCTTAAAGATAAAGGAAAAGCATCATACATAACCACATTAGCAACTGGATTATTTTTACTTGTCAAAATAGACATTTGAATATCAGTATATAAGTTTCTATCACTCGCAGATACTTCGGCCGTAGCACCTGTATCCGTAGTATCAGATTTCATTCTTTTAATACTAATTCTAGAATTTCTTGATCTATCAATGTTATCAGGTCGTTCTAGTTTGTTAAATTGATCTGCACCACTAAATGGAAATCCAATATTCTTTACCCAGTTATACATTTCCATATAGTTTTCTAGTGACTCATCTACAACAAATGACATATTAAAATTGTCATATTGTAGTTTATCACCAACTACAGCAACATCAACGAATGGAGTATATTGTGATGCCTGAGACATACTAACACCAGGAATATTAGCTCGCACTACAAACCATTCTGTTGTGGGAAATATGGGCAAGTAAATTTTAAATTGATTATTTTGAGAATAATCAAATGTAGAAGGTTGCCTTGATAGAGGATTGACGGAAGTACCAGAATCTACTGTACTGGTACTACCGCCGTATTCTCCGACCCTTAGATCAGTTGCTGCCATTATGCAGACCAGCCAGAACCGTTAAGTGCCATTTTAGTATATTCGATTACAAATGTACCATTACACGCTGCTGCGTTGGTTAAAAGAATATCACTTGTTACTGCTGTTGATGAAGTTCGACTACAAGTAATTGCGGGTTGTCCTGATGTGTATCCGTATGAACCACTGCCTATTAGAACAAAAGCATTACTAACTCCACCTGTGCCGCCCCAACTTACAATAACTCCCGCTGCGGGGCTATCTGTATTCCAATAAATTTTTGAAATTGCTAACAGTGAACCTGCAACCCATCCAGATAAATTGGAAGCGTCTACTACAGTTAGTGGACTACTGTTTGTGTCGGCCGTCATTGTAACGTGTGTCTGACCACGCCAATCTGTATCCATTAATTTTGTGATGGTGTTTGCCATTCTATTTTCCTCATAAAGTTTTTGGAGCGGAAGGCCTAACTCCTGTTGTACAATACCTTCTCTTTAATCAGGACTATTTATCAATTCCAGTAGACAAAAAAAACTCCCACCGAAGTGGGAGTTTGAAATAAAGTTGCCTTTATTTTTATTTTTAATTGCAACTCTTACATCAAATTAGCAATCTGGACCCTTCTGTAATATACGTTAGCATTTACGGTTCCAGAACCGTCTGTTGCAGCTGAACTTTCTGCGAAAGGATTGACTTGTAGACCATAACGTGTCTTGAAGCCGATCTTTGGCTGGAAGCTGTTCTCACCTACTGCACGAACCATCTGTAGTGGGACGTATGGGCAGTAGAAAAGACCTGCGTCATATGGGGAAGTACCCTTATAACCAACAACATAGTATTGGTTAGCAGAAGCACCTGAACCACTGTAAGGAACACCCATGTTCATGTAAGGATCAACATAGACCTTGAAGCGACCATTCAATGTACCAGCGAATGTGTTGCCTGTTGAGTCAACATTGAGGTTATCAGATAGACCTGAAGAATAGTCCAAAAGACCTGCCATTGTAAGTGCAGAAGCAACGTCAGCAGAGCAAAGGATGATGTTACCCTTTCCGCGGCGTGTGTCACGAGCAATTACGTTTGCATCACGTTCGATTGCGAACATAAGACCTTTGAATTTTTCAACTGACCATCGACCGTTGGAGTCTGTGTTCAAATCGAAGATACCAGCGTTTGTGGTGTCGCTAGCGGCACCTTGCTTGGAGTTACGATAGATTGTACGAACTACTTCACGGTTGATTTCAGCAAGGATCTCAGAACTTAGAATGTTAGCAAGTTCTGTCTCAGCATCTAGACCATGAATGGCTTTAAGATCCTGAGCAAGTTCCATTGTGTATTCAGCTTTGAGAGCCCGTGACTTTGCAGTTACGGTTGCTTTCTCAATACTGAATGCCATTTCGGCAAAAGCATTAGCTGCACTGTCGCCTAGGGCTTCAGCAGCGGTTGTTGTCATGCCTGTACCTGTTGAGAAGTTACCAGCACTTAGAGCTTTAAGTACGTCAGAACCTGTATGAGTACCTGTACCAGCAAAAGCGGTATTGGCTTCATTGAACAGGGCTTCTGTACCAGCCTGTGATGTGTAACGTGCTTTCATTGCGAAGATAAGTCCTGTAGGACCAGTCATTGGCTGAACGCCGCAGATATCATAAGCAATTAGTGAAGGCATTGCACGGCGAACGAGCGAAATTAGGATTGGATCCCAGTTTGCTACACTTGCGCCTGTTGCGTTTGTTGGAGCTCCCTCTGAAAGAAATGCTGCATCTTCTTTCATTGCTCGCTCTTGGTTTTCTAGAATTACAGTAGTAACGGCCCGACGATAGCTATCCTTAATCTCGGGAAGATCAGGGTGCCCTAAGACTGGCTGCCACTTTTCCTGTAGTTGTTCCGTTTGAAACATTTTAGTTTTCTCCCTTTTTTTGTGTAAAACTTAAGCTTCCGCTTTTCCACGGAGGTGTGTTCGTGAAATAGCAGACATATAAACAGCCATCGAGTCGGACAGATCAACTTCTTCTGCTCCTTCTGTTACTGGTGCTGCCGTATCATCACTTGTTGTTATTGCTTTAACTTTTGGAAAATATGATTCCTTGATTGTTTCGACTTTCTCACGAAAATCTTCTGCGCTCGTGTACTCAATACTTTCTGTAAGTCCAGCAAACTTCTCTACTTCTGTATCTGCAAGATCAGAAGCAACATCTAGTAGAATGTCTGTTCTGGAAAGATTAGCATTCTCCTTTGACAACTCAATATTTTTCTCTAAAGATTCGTTCAACTTATCTTCTAACTCAGCGACCTTCTCAGATGCTGCGTCAAGCATATCAAACTGTTCTTCAGGAACAGAAATATTGTGCTGTTCAAAGAGACCCTTCAAACCAGTCATAAAGCCTTCTGCGATTTCTGCTTTGAGCTTATGCTCCATAGCGAGTTCGTTCTGCCTCATCCATTCTTCTACGACATAGTTGAGATAGTCATCGACTTTCTCAGCCATATTTTCTTGTGCTTCTTCGATTTGTTGTGCGAGTTTTGCTTCGTACTTTTCTTCCAGATGTGTCATCTCTTCTTTGAGTTTCATTCGGATAGCAGCTTCAAAAATTGTTGCAGCCTTCTTCTTAAACTCTTCCTCTAAACCGTCTGTTTCGGTTAGAGCAGAGACATCATCTGAGAGATCCATAGCAGCGACACGCTCATCAATCGACTCTTCCTCAACCTCTGCGACCTCGGGTGCTTCTACGATAACCTCATCTTCTTCTACTTCAACTTCCTCAACCTTTGCGGATGCATCGGATGGTTTAGTTGTAGGAGGAGAAGCTTTTTTGACTTTCTTAGAAGCTTCCTTACCTGGATCACTTTTGGCATCGGGAGACACAACAGCAGCGCCCATGTCCTGCACTTCGCCTTCTAGCTTATCGCCTTTCTCAGCTGGTGCAGCACCCTTTTTGGGGGCATCTGCGGCTACTTCGTCTAGTTGCGTATCGGCAACGAATTCTTCGTCAGCAATCTGCTCTAGCTCGGTGTTGATATCTGTCATTATTGGATAACTCCCTTATTGTTTTAGAATATTATTATTTATCATATTTAGATTTTTGACATGAAATCTTCAAATACTTCAACTCGTTTTTCAACTTGAGCAGAACGTTTTGCATATTTCACCTCTAATTGTCTTTTATATGATTCAATATCCATTTCTTTGATAATGCCGTTGTCCCAAACCCACTCCTTACCTTCCATGATGCCTTCCACGAAAGCATTAGGAGCAGAAGGATCTGCAACGATGTCGGCCGCAGTAGCCAAATAAAAATCATCTTTGACGACCTGCATATCTCTTTTAGGTTCTAATGAACCCATACCTCTTGACGAAACGCCAAGTTTGGCACCCTCATCAATAAGATTCTTTACAATTTTTCCGTAAGGTGTATCCATTACTTTAGCTTCGCCGATGAAGTTTTTACCATCAGGATAAAGATCAGTAATCATGTGGGATACTCTTTCTAAATTTACAGTTGGACCATCAGGATGTCCCAACTCACCAAAGGCTCGATTTTGGCTAATATACTCTTTGTTATATCGACCAACTTCTTTTTCTAATACAGACATTGGATACATACGACCATTACGGTTTTTCATCTCTGCCTGCATGAACACACCTTTAATGCGATAGTTTTTGTTACCACCTTCTTTTTCTTCGATGAGGTATTCAATACTATCAACGTGTTCGGATATAAGTTTCATTATTCTTCCTCTACTTCAGCAGGGTCTCCTGTAATACCCGTGTCTACTGGTTCTGCTGTTGGTTCTTCAACAGGAGCTGAATCAAACGCTGTTCTTGCTAAATCCATACGGGCAGTTTCCCAAGCATCTTCTCTTTTTGCAGCTAAAACTTGATCGAAAACATCATTAGCTGTGTTAAGGTCACCTGTTGCAACAGCGCTGATAATATCTTTTGTTGTTGCCATAATAATTCTCCTTTATTGTTACTCTAATATTTATAAATAGTTTGAACTTGAGTTATAAATTATTTTAATCTGGTGCGTCCATATCTTCACCAGCATCTTGATCTATCTCTCCACTATTTTTTTCTTTTTGAATTTGGGCATCAATTTGTTGCATTTCTAACTCGCTTTGTTTAAGAATATTTTTTCTTATCCATTCAACCGAATAATATGTACCAACATATTCAGACACACTGTTAAGTTGATTGATGCGAGATTCTAAAAGTTCTGCATCTTTAAGTTCGAAGAAATGATTATCATCATTGAAATCGTAAATGATTCTTTCTTTGATAGTGTCCCAATCTTCTGGTGTAATGATACCTTTCAATACACATTGAGTTTTTAAAATGTCATGGAAGAGAATAGAAAATCTTTTTCGTAGTCTTTGAATAAACTTAGTAAACTTTATTTCGTCCCGTGTAATCTCTGCTGATCTGCCCATGTTGAAACCAGAGTCAGACTGCAAACGAGAAATAGGAATGTTAAGAGATTTGTAAAGTTTTTCTTGAAAATATTTTACATCTTCCATTTCTCCAAGATTTTGGCCGCCAGGCAAAGTTGTAATCTCTGTGCCTCGACCACCTTCTCGTCTTGGTAACCAAAAGTCCTCTAACATCGACATTTGATTACGATCATCTTTGACTTCACCCGTGTTGCCATCGTATACAACCTTGTTACGATATCGACTCATCACATCTTTGAGATAAGCTTCTGCTTTGGGTTTTGGTAAATTGCCTACGTCAATATAAAAGATTCTTCGTTCTGGTGCTCGACTGATGCGATAGATAACTGTTGCATCTTCCATCATTCGCAACTGATTTACAGGTTTGATTGCTTTATGTAAATAACCATAAACCTGTTTTGTTGTGGGATTAAAGATACCTGAAGTGGCATATGCTATACTATCGGGTGAAACTTTTAAACCCTGTGCTGCAGATTTGCCTTGACCACTTACACCAACTACACCTGGATAAACGCCCGTTTCGTTGTAAAGATAAAACTCTTGAACTCTTTTAACCAGTTCGACACCGTTGCCAGCACCTTCGCCTTTATCTTTTTCTACTACACGAACCTTTTTGATAAACTTGGGATCGATATATCGTAATTCTGTAATACCTTTTCTTGATTGTTTTTGGTCAACCATTTTGTGATAAAACAAACGACCATCGATATACCATCGTCGGAAAATATCGTGGCCTCGATGTTTCCATTCTAATAGTCTTAGAACTTCATCGAACTCCGTTGAGATTTTCTTTTTGATGGATGTGGAAAGTTCCACCATATCCAAATCAATTTTTACCGATAAGTCAGTTTCATCTGCCGTAACGGATTCATTAATAATATCTTCAATTGCTTGATCGCACTCTGGAGCTTCAGATGTTGTACGATACTTACGAATTAGGTCCCAATCATTCTTTGCTGCCTTATCTAGGTTTACATACTGGCTAAAAAAGCCAGCCCCACCAGCAATATCTAGTGTGCCTTCTTCGTCGGAAGGGGCGACAAAGGATTCCCCCTTTGCCGCCTCTTTCTTCCTCTTTATTTCATATCCAAATAATTCTGCCATATAACTATTTATACGAATAGAATAGACATATTATTTAGACTGTGCCGCCACCACCTGATGAAGTCATGTAGTTGTAGCGCCATGTGACACCAAACTCCTCAACAACATCATTAGTATCATATGCCAAAGCGATAGGATCAACTACGGTAGGCCATAGTTGAAATAACGTATACTCATTGACTGTAGACTCGTTGCGATCCATCTGACGAACAATAGCTTCACCATAGTATTGATCGGGAGCTGTTGCACCCGTACTATCAGAACCCATGTTCATAATTAGATTAGACCACTGTTCAAGTTGACCTCTAAGTTGCCAACCAGCATCAGAGAATACCGTTACTGTCCATGGATCAACGGTACGATCACCAGCAACATAGATTTGACGACCACGAAATGGTACAGCAACTTCACCAACGTTCTGCGCTGGAATCGTTGCAGCACGACAAAGAAATGTAAACAAATCTGTCGTTGCAAAAGGACCACCTGTAATACTAACTTCATATTGGTTAGCACGAGCTCCACCACCGGCGAGTTTTTGAACGAATGTATTTAAATTAGCCATTTTTCAGTTCTCCCCTTATCCTGCTCGACCAACTACTTCACTGAAGTCAACTCCAGTTCGTGTTGCGATAAATGTTAGTGTGATGAAGTTAATCGACCTTGCTGGTTTGATGTAGAAGTCAGCTCGGAACTCATTGTTATCAATGACTTGGCCTGTGTTATTTGTTTCGTCACAAACAACTAGGTAGTCGATGATACCACGGCGAGACTGAACATCACGCAAGTAAGGATCAACCATTGCTTTGAAACTATCACGAGTAAACTGATCGTTGAACTCAAAGAGTACAGATCGAGCAGCAACTTTGATTGCTTCTTCTATTGTAATGAATAGACGACGAACGTTAATACGACTAAATGCGCTGTTACGAGCTAAACCAGTCTTATCACCAAAGAGGATTGTACCCTCACCTGGAAATGCAACAACTGGGTTAATACGAGCACGATAAAGTAAATCACGTTCTGTCTGTGATGGGTTTAGACCGAGACCAACTGTACCTCGAATCTGACCTCTTGTGATGCCGGCGGGTGACCACCATGGATCTTCAAGATAATCAGTACGAGCACAAGAGCCTGCGATGTGTGCATTTAAAGGCACCCAACGATAAACATCATTGTATTTGTCATACTGTTTTGTGTAACCACTATCAAAAACTGTATATGATGAACTTGCTACAGCATCAAAGAATGACTTGACGTTTCCAGCAGCAACGTAAGATTTTGATATATTGACAACATCGCTCTTATCGGGTGAAATGAAACCAACACAATCTTTACGTTTTTCAACGAGGTCTGTAATGAATACAGCATGAGTTGTTGCACCACCATTGTTTACACTGGCAGGACCAGCAATAACTAGATTAACGTCTTGAATATCAGGATCGCTGAAGTGATCGCTGTATGCCTGTTGACGTTGACCTTCTGTTGGAGCTGTTGTACCACCGGCACCACCAACTAAACTATTGGCGTCAATAGAGTTTGTTGGCACGGTAAATGTTGTACCAGCAGCGGCACTACCCCAGTTCGTTGCACCTGCTGGATGATCCATCCAATAGATGTAGTTTGAACTTGTGTAGATTACGTCTGCATAGTAGTTAGCATTACCTTCGTCTGTAAGACCGTCAGAAGCTTTAGATACTGCATCAAACTTCTCAAGGACTTCATTCTCAACACCAGAAATGGACGAATCTTCGTCAATAACGATGATGTGCATTTCGTCATTTGAACCACCACGGTCTGTTGCATACTGCGAAGTACCGGGAGCACGTTCAAACTGATCTGCCCAACGCCACTCACGGTCAACATTAGTACCGGAAGCAATTTCCGAAGCAAGGCCTGTTGCTGATGCTACTGGATATCGAACGATTGTAATATCGTTAGTTGCAATAGTCGTTACACGATATTTTTGACCATCTGTTTCTTGAAAGTAGACGATATCGCCAACTGAGAAGCCTGTACCAGATGTCAATGTAATGACTGTCTGACCAGCTGCTTCAATACCGGCTGTTGTTGTTTTTGCAGCTTCTGAGTAACCAGCTGCCGTGTTACAACTTTCAACACGCAGACTATTACCCCATGCACCGGCAGAACGTGCTGCCCATTCACCTACCTCAGCGGAACCATCGTCATAAGGACCAGTAGTACCGTCACCATCGGTGTAATGCATATTATTTTTGATTAGAATTGGTGTACCAGAAACGCAAGCATTTACTGCGCCAGTGGTTTCCATTCTAACGACCTTTAAAGTATTACTATACATTAAGAAAGATGCAGCACTAAACCAATACTGATGGTTAGTAGTATTTGGTTTTCCAAATATATCTACCAACTGTTGTTCGCTTTGTATTGTTACAACTTGGTCAATAGGACCTTTTTCAGCAATAATACAAACGCCACCAATACTGGTTGGTTCATTCCTGACTGAGGTAGTCAGGTCTTTCTCTTTAATAGCAACACCAGGTGAAACTAGATCAACCATTTTTTCTATTTCTCCTTGGTTATTATTTTACAAGTTATTATATAGATTACAGATTCAATTTTTTTATTCGTTATATTTAGTTTTTTTAAGTTCTTCAAACACACATTTAGTGTACTGATAAATAAGAGTATGAACAAGAAAAACACACAAATGCGTGATATTGGTCGTAAACGATGGTTGTTGAATAGTCTTAGAGATTATATATGCCAGTGCGGCGAAGCAGAATTGTGTGTAATGGAATGGTATCCACATCACAAGAAAATAAAATCATTAGTAATGAGACATGGTGCTAAAACCAAACAAAGGCAACAGGCACTTGAGTTGATAGAGAATAGCACACCACTATGTCATAACTGTGCGGCTAAATACAGGCACGGATTAGGTGCGGGTGTTATTTAGTTCCAATCTGGATAATTTTTTACTGGTCGCCAGTAGTCACCGTCTTGATCTACAAAAGGATTTAAATCTTCTCCATAATGTACACCGTCATCAATAAATCCAAACGGCGCCATATCAGCCTCAATAATTTCCTTCTGACTGTCAAAGAGTTGTTTGCGAATATCATCATCGGTTAAATCTTTGAAATACTGTTGGTCAGTTAGCCAAGCAAAAAATACCAGACACATCATCAGGTCATCTGTACCACCATCTTCAGCCTCAAAGGATTGACCTCTCTGAATGAATGTACTCATCTCCACGACGACATCGAAGTCGGGGACTAGTATCTTATCACTTTCAATAAGTTGTTTCAATGTAGAGCATCCTATGCGCTTTAATGACTTAGTGGTACGAATACCTAAATCACTTTGGCCATCGCCAAAACCAGAACTAACTATCTGACCAAGACGACCTTTGACCTGAGACTGTATGATATTTTCGTATGCCATATCGTGATGTAATGCATCTGCTATCTGTCCACCAATATCATTAATCTCTATTAATACTTGAGCATCGTTATATGTCTTTGCGGCTCGATAGATAATGTCTGGAAAGATAAGAGGTTTAATTTCATTACTACGATACTTTGCAACCATTTTATATGGAACAGTGGTGATATCAAATACAACAAACGCACTGTAATCATTTTGAGCACCTCTAGCAACATCAACAGTAATACAATATGAATTTTCTTTTTTAGGTCTTTCCCAAACATCAAATCCAGCACTTCTTTCTATAGGATCTTTATGCGGAATTGTTTGTATCTTTTGAGGTGATATCAAAGTATCAACACTACCTAAAAAAGAACACTCAAATTCTTGTAAAAACTGTTGTTCACTTGTATTTTTGATTGTCTGTTCTTTCCAATCTTCATCTCTGCCTGGTACCTCTGACCAATGCACCTCTAATGGTACAAAATCATTATTGCCATTTTCTGCATCTGTCCACATTTTATAAAACATATTCATGCCATGTGGTGTAGACACAATCATTACTTTAGAAGATTTACCAGAAGAGATTGTAGGATATACGGAACTAAAAAACTGTTCGGCTATGTTATTTGGAATAAAAGCAAACTCATCAAGAAAAATAATATTATATGAACCACCACGAACAGCAGATGCAGATGTTGATGCTGCAAGTATCTTAGAACCATTCTCTAGTTCTAACGAACCTTTGTTCCAGTTCATAACGCCCTGTTGTAACCAACTAGGCAAATGTTCATATGCCAACTGCAATCTAGACAATAAGTCTCTAGCAGTAGATGCCTTGTTAGCTAAAATAGCAACATTTACTTGATCGTTGAATAGAATATAATGTATTAGGTAAGATAATACAGTTGTAGATTTGCCCGACTGTCTTGGCAGTTTACAAATAGAAAATCTATTATCGTGAAAAGATTTCACAATATTCTGTTGAAAAGGATACATCTTGAAAGGCACAAGGCCTTCATCAATACTTACAATATTAACATACTTTTGTATAAAGTAAATGGGGTCTTGAGAACACTTGATAAAATCTTTTACTTGTTCTTGAGTAAACTCTTGACGAACTAAAGACGATTTTAAATTTGGATTACCTTTATAAGTTTCAACCATTTTTATTCTTTAGTAGATTTTGCAACTCTTTTGTAGAACCAACAAATAAAGCATTTGTAACATTACTAGGTCCTTCATTAGGAACCTCTTTCAATTTTTTCATTTTCTCTTGTAAGTCGGCAAGTCGTTCTGTAACTTCTGATACCGTTTTAATAAGTTGACCTGCAACCTCGTAGGTTCTAGGATGCTCTTGTTCTTTTGCAAGATCAAGTATACCTTCAATTGCATCCTGACCACGCTCAATGAGGTTGTAGAAGTTTTCTCTGCTGTAGTTGTAGTCTATATCTATATGTTCAGAATTTTCTTTAGAAATCATTTCCTTTCGCTTGGCGACAGGTTTAGGATCAAGTATTTCCTGTTTGATTTCTTTAGTAACACCCAGTGCATCACTAATCGCATTTTCAATTTTACTCATAATATTATGTAAGTATTACATCCACTCCGAAGTTGATTCGTTGAATCCAAAGTTATCATCGTCATCTCCAGTACCAGTGTTGGTAGCTTCAACAGTAAATCGTTGAACTCTGGTAGGTGCAGCTGTTGGCAAATCGGCGTATGTATCGGCCTGAACCTTTGTAATTGGCTGTTGCGTTGTAACAGGACCATAGACATATGATTTAGCAGTAAACGCTAATGTGTAAATGATTGCTCTTCTTGTTTGGAAATCACCTTCGTATGAATCTTCATAACCAATACTATTAAGAACAATGGGAACGTCACGAACAATATCCATTTCGGGAACTTCTTTTATCGACACTGTATATTCCGGTTGAAAGAAAGGAAGTATCTGTTCGATAATCTGAATACCATCATCACTATTCTTAGCCATAACAAACAATTCAAAATTCATGTTATAAGGCACAGGTGTGTATTGTGTACTCATCTGTTTTAATTTCTTATCACTAGCGTTAGCAACCTTTTTTTGCCTTATAGTTCTATTTAGTTTTCTATTTGGATCGTAGTCAAACGACTGAATTTCAAAACCAATGCGTGGTAAAGTTAGTGCAATCTGTTGAGTTGCACCGGGATCTTGTGTAAGTCTGGTAATAAACTTCTGCTTTGGGCCATAGGCCAAAGGAACTTTCATAGTCTGAATTTCTTCTCCAGAACTATCCTTTCTTGTTATTTGAATGTCATTGAATAAACTACCAAATGCTATGATAGTCTTTCGCAGACTTTCGTTGTAAAAATATTGTCCTAACATTTATAAACTCTCCGTAGGTTCACCAAATGGATTTCTTTCTGAGAAATCTAATACTGGATCAGAATTAGAAAATGCACCTGTACCAGTTACAGCATCTTCTATCCAATCATTATCTGCCAAAGGTTCGGCAGTAGCCAATGAATATTCTTCGTTAATGATGAAGAAGGAATTGGTAGAGTTAGAATCTTCTGTAAGTATTGAGGCAAACCCAGTTTCACTTTCAGATGTGAGAATACCAGTACCGCCGTCTGTTGCTGTTTCAAGTTCGACAGAACCTGTAGCATACAAATCAGTACCACGTTCTAGTGTTATATTCTCAACATAATTTGTTGTTGATGATTGTTCAGCAAGAAATTGCCACTGTAAAGCATCACCCGAATACTTATCTTCGATAGCATCAATATCAGTGATACCTGTATCAAGTCTTTCGTCTGAGTATTCTACAGTTCTAGCATACAATTTGTAAACAGGTAAATTGTCTACTTGAAAAAATGGATCATCTTTATCTACAAAACTAATTTCAAAAAGACGAGGTCCATTTGAAAAATAAATCCAATCACCTTCATTTGGTCTTAACGATGTTATTAAATTAGTATTAGAACTAACCAAATCTAACCATCTTCGCCGAGAAACAGTAAAAGTAGTTTCATCACGAATTTCTAATCCAAATCGTGATACTAATTCCTTTTCTCCTTCATAACCTTCTACGGTGTCCATATACATTTCTATAAGGTAGGCATCATCAAATTTTGACAAAGCATCTTCACCAAACAATTGATCTTTATTTACCAAAGTTCTGGGAAGATAATACACATCGTGACCAAAAATCTGCATGGCCTCAATGACTAAATCTTCATAAAGATATTGTTCGGATATTGTACCCTTAGAGAAATGATGATTGGTAGGCATAAAATTAACCTATGTCCATAAGTAACGGTTCTTCCCACGTTGTCTTACTCTGTTCTTCTAAAAGTTCTATCTCTGCTAATGCTGACTGAAAAATCTCTGCACCGTTCATCGTGACACCACCAAGCATTGTAACACCGTTAAACTTACTGAGGTTTTCTCCCCACTGTCTCTTGATAAGTGCAGTAGCATACTTCTTTAACCAGAGATCATTGTAGATGTCTGTCCAAGTTGTTGGGTCTAACTTACGATAACATTCCATAATGATGTATTCGCCAACTTCGATATCATCACCCCAATCCATATTAATATACAGACGGTTCTGATGTGCATTGAACTGAATAGGTTTCTCACCAATTAGAATCATATCTAATAAGTCAAGTTGCCACATCGTCATTTGATAATGAATGATAGACTCAGATGAGAAATCATAGAGATCGTTGAGTCGTAACTGATAACGAACATCAAACATATTCAGATTGCCACGATCACTGAAAGGCAATACTCTTAGAACACTTTGAACTGACTCTGGCATAGGAATGTATGCCTGACCTGTTGACCAAATTGCCTCATGTACATTTGTAACGCCCGAACCAGAGTCGTGATCGTTAGCAAGTGCAGCTGTTGTTAGTGTGTTTCCACTAATAGCACTATATGTTACTGTTTCTGCTGCATTAGTTCCGTCAGTGGCAATAGTAATACTACCTGTAGCAGGAAATTCAGAAGCATCAGTTAATACTACTGTTGTTGCACCAGCAGAATAAGCTCCGTTTAATGTTGTAGTAAGTTGATTGCCGTCTGTTGCTGTTTCAGATTCATTTGCATTTGCTCGATCAACATCTGCCTGAGTTATCTTATGTTTTAGGTAAACACGTTGCATACCCCCATACTGAAACGTATAGAAGTATTGAAGTGCTTCATCTACTCTGTCATCTAATTGATCTTCATCAACATTGATATCTATAACGGGATAGCCGAGTTTTCTTTTACACCAACTTTTTAAAGTTGCTTTTGAATTGGGTATTGCCATATCTTATTTATCCTAGTGCTATCGCCATGGTGACAGCCTTTGCTGTTGCATCTGCATCAGAAACACCTTTGTTAGCTACTTCTACAATTACACCAAAACGATCTTTAGCATACATTTTTTGGTCTGCGGTGTTAATAGCCACTTCGCCAACTTCTAAATCATTGTCGGTTGGCACTACTGTTGGTATATCTGATCTTTTTAATTTAATTCTAGCCATAATTAAAATGTTCCTCCATCAAGACTACTTTCCCAAGATATAGTATCAGTAGTAGAATTGTAAGTAAGCACATCTCCATCCGTAACACCCGATAATACACTAAAGGTATCAGCAGCGTTTGCAACTAAAACAGAACCTTTAGCAACAGTAGTAATTCCTGTACCGCCGTAAGCTACACCAACGCCTGTACCCTGCCATGTTCCTGTTGAAATTGTGCCGAGTGTTGTAATAGAACTTTGGCCAACGTATGTTGATGCTATGTCTATTGCATCTGATGTAACTGAAATTCTATTTGTTGTTCCAGCAACATTAATTGTAACATCACCAGAAGTGCCGCCACCTGTAAGGCCGTTGCCTGCTGTAACTGCTGTAATATCACCAACGGTACTAAAGAGATTTGAAACTAAAACTTTCTTTGTACTATCATCCGTTACGTCTTGAATAATTACATAATCGGAAGGTGATGCGGTAGTGCCTATTGCTGATAATTCAGAAACATCTAAATCTAATGTAACTGTACCTTGATTACCACCACCTGATAAACCAGTACCAGCAGTAACACCTTGAATGTCACCTACAGGGGTTGTACCTTCAGCGTGAATATATTTTTGAGCGGCATTATCCCAAGCAATAAATTGATGTGTTGCACTTCTATCGGCAATATCAACGTCATCAAGTTTTCCTAGTTTAACTTCACCAGAACCATATGTCATACCTCTTTGGCCCCAGCCAACATTGGAGGCTAAAACTCTATTGACAAGTTTTACAACCTTACTGTCAAAACTTTCTTCAACTGTAGTTGTTTCTTCTTCGTTTATTTTTGCATTGTGAAGATATTGTGCTGCTTGTTCTATAGCATTACCTTCAAGTATTTTATATTCTTCTTGAGGTAATTCTGCTTTATGTTTTTCTAAAAGAGCTGAAACGTCTGAAACCATTTTAGCAGTTTTAGAATTCTTTTGACTGAAAAGATCCATCTGCCAATTAGCATCACCTTGAGCAACACTTGGGTCATAATTTTCATACTTGAAATTAACATCTTTGGGATTATTTTGATTCATAAACCCACTAGCATTGTTAATTAGTTTGGATGAAATTTTATCCAAATCATATCTTTGATCTGAAACTGGTAGAGAACCATATTTTTCAGATATAGACAAATTATCATTGTCTGTAAAGAAATCTGATTTTAATTTAGAATCTATTTTTCCAACAATTTCTGTTTTTGTTTCCAAAACAATTTCAGGTTCTGGTTCTACCTTAGGTTTTGAATTTGTTGAAAATAAATCATAACCAGCAGCCTCACTAAATAAATCTTTCAGTTCGGTTGCAAATTCCTCAATAATAACAGGATCAATTTGTGGTTTTTTAATTTCAACAACAGGTTCTACCGACTCTAAAACAATTTCTGGTTCTGGTTCTGTAAGATCCATACCCGAAATGTTTTCAAATAAACTTGTTAGTTCAAATTCGGCCATAGTCAATTTGACCGATGATTCTTCAATAACTTCTTCAACTAAAACTTCTTCTACTATTTCTCCAGAAGATTCTTCTTCTATTACTTCTTTAGCTAAATCAGACTCTTTCGCTTTAGAACTTAGTAGATTTTCAAACTCTATAAGATTGCCTTTATCCCACACTTCAGCTAAAGATTTGCCTTGAGCTGCATAATCCAATTGGGTTAAAAAAGATTCTGTTGCTGATATTGCCATTACGAATCTGATCTAGTTACACTGGGGCTAACTGTTGCAATACCCTGCTGTATACGTTGAATTGTATTAGGTGCAGCATCTAATGTGGTAATTACATCATAAACATATCGACCCCTTTCTAAGGTGCCATATGCTGTTTGCACATCAGTTAATGCTATAGTATATGTGCCGTCTGCGGCTGATACTGTTGCACAAGCAAATGTTGTTGATGTGGAAGAGCCAAAAGATTTTCTCAATTTAGCACTAACTGTTTTTCCTGTAAGATTAATTACAGTTCCAGTATCTTCTTTTGCTATAAATTGTTCTGAGAAATCTGCGTTTTGATCTATTAGAATATTTCGGACGGTAGCCATAAAAAAACTCCAAATTCATTTACTACTATTTATATGAATTTGAAGTTAGAGTTTATCGGGCATTAGAATATTTGAATGGTGATTGTTGTTGCTGAAGTTAATGCTGTAATATTACTTGCAGCAGCACCAATCGTAATCGTACTGGATGTTGTTCGGGGTTCAACTGCGTCTACTTTTATTGTGCTCATGGTTTAGGATTATCCGATCTTACTTTGTTATATGCCGTTACATAAGCATCCCATTTAGTTGAACTACTACCAATTTCTTTTTCTGTGTATGCTTCCATAAAGTCTGCTACTGAAGGGTATGCTTCGGCTCTTGCTCTTGCGTATGCTTGTGCATCGTATTCGGCTTGTAGTCGTGCAACCTCAGCGTCGTATACCGCTTGGTCAATGGCTAAAGGATTTCCATCTAAATCAAAAGCGCCTTCTCCATCGTCAATAACACCGACATTAGGATAAATATTTCTAATTGCTTTATGGTTCATCCTGATATCTCCATTAAAGTAATTGATGAAACACCACGTTTTCCAGAGTAGATGTCATTACTGTCAGCGCTACTTCTGTTTAAATAAGTAACCCCATGACCTGCTCTTCCCATAGCATAAACTTGATATGTAATTGCTGACGTTGTACTTGGAGAATCTAAATAGTTGAGACTACCGTCTTTAAGTGTATATTCTTGACTAACTGAAGTATCAAAACTTGTTCCAAATGAAGTAAAGTCTCTACCGCTTCCATCATTATTTGCTATAGCAATAAAAGACGATCCTGCGTCTCTAGAAATCTTGAATCCAGACCAAACGCCAGTAGGAGAGCCATATGTTAATGACAGCATGATAAGAACTTTGTTTGATGTGCTTGATGGAGTTATTGAAGCAGATAACCCAGTAATTGCCTGATAAGAATCGCTTGCCGTGCTAGACCAAGTATCGTTTTTAAAAGTGCTAAC